ACTCGTGATATTGGTCGTCAGATTATACGTCACAGGTCGTTCGCCTTTCAAGAGTTCTCACAGAGATATGCAGTGAGTGAGAATATTGATGTAGTACGTGAAGCACGAGTTCAAGACGAGAAGAATCGCCAGAACTCTAATGTAACTGATGACGAACATATTAAGAGTGAATGGGGACGTTCACAAGCGCGGATACGCAACTTCGCAAAGAAAGAGTATGCTGCCGCACTTGATATGGGTATTGCTAAGGAACAGGCACGTGCATTGTTGCCCGAGGGTTTAACAGGAACAACACTGTATATGGCAGGTAGTTTGCGTTCATGGATTCACTATTGTGATTTGCGCATGGCGAATGGTACACAGAAAGAGCATATGGATGTAGCAAATAAATGTTGGGAAATAATTAAGCAACACTTCCCTGATGTAGTTAAAGCGGTCGAGGAGACTAAGTAATGAGTGATTTTAAAAAAGGTGATGTAGTAAGTGTAGTGACTCTTTCAGGAGAGTATATGGGTAAGTACAATCAGAATCATGCAGACGGTGGGTTGACGTTAGATGATCCTCGTATGTTGATTGCTGGTGATGACGGTATTGGTTTCGCTCGTGGTATCTGTATGACTGGTATTGAGAATGTCAATACTGTTCGTTTCAAAGATTATGTTTATGTAACACCAACCAATGCAGAGTTTGAGAAAGCGTATCGTACAGCAGTAAGCGGCATCATTCTGTGAATTCAAAGAAAGCGAAATTGTTTCGTAAAGTAGGAAAGGTTGACAAACGGTCAAAGTCCTTGTATAATAGTCTAACTAGCAAAGAAAAGGAATTGTTAGGCGAGATTTATAAAGTAGCGAAACAAAAACAGTCGGAGAAATAACATTAATATATTCTATTTGCATCAAGATCCTATAATATGTGCAGAACAGCACAGCGACAAGCACGTGGTAAAGATGTGTGTAGAATATGCACAACTGTTATCGACTGCGCAAAGATGTATTGATGGCGAGTTCTGGAACGGTAGAACAACTAACGGTCGTAAGATTGCTAGGTACTTCCACCCAGACTCTGCCATGAATCATACTCTGTATAAAGCAACACACATCAATCATCCATCTTCTATCTGGTGCAGAGCATCCGTACAGAATTATCAGTGGTTGTATGATATGTGGGTCTCATTATGTTTTGAGTTCGAACGACGATATAAAAAGAAGCATTTGTCATTTGTGAAGTTAGAGTACTATCTCTTAATGCCACCTGCCGCAATACCTATAGACGGGTTTACAGAACCTACTCCTGCTATGGGTTCACATCCGCATTGCATTGTTGAAGGTGATTCGATAACATCTTATCGCAACTACTACAGAGAAGCAAAGCGTGATTTTGCAGTATGGTCAACAAGAGACATCCCAGAATGGTGGAGAGAAAGATAATGGCAAAGAGAATTAAGAAAGCAAAGTTCACGCCGAAACCCAAGAAAACTCTTGTACCTGCTCCTAACTGGGATAAACTTGTGAAGGCGAGTACAGAAGAGAAGCGCATGGATGCATGGAAAGATTGTGAACAGTTCGTTCATGCTGAAGTGACTGATAAAGAATATCTGCACTCTATGAAGAAGTGGATACGTGGTACTGACTGGAACATGGTAGAGCAGAGTGCATTGTTGCCTGATACGTTCTTGTTACCATTTGCCAAGCATGGTTGGAAAGCAATACGATTAGGGTTTATGCCTGAGAATGTTGAGCGTTCAATTAAGAAGAATCTTTTGCCTTTGTTAGAGAAAGCACAGAAACTCAGAGATCGAGTTACAGGTGATCCTGCGATTCATCCATCAGTGCTTGAGAAAGATGAAGACCATGATTTGTATTACCCCACAATAAAAGAATGGATAGCGGAAACAAAGTTGTTTCTGAAAGCGAGTAAAAACTATCAAGAGTCTCCTGATCCTGCATTGCGTAGTCAGTATCGAGTTATGGAAACTTATCTCTACAATCTCAATCAATACGTCAAGATGGGAGTGTGGTTAGATTCACACTATGGCGCCAAACGTGAGTACAAGCAAGTCGCCGCATGTGTTGCACCAGCATATCATGCAGACGGCACACAGAAAAGAACTATTGGTATATACTATCTCGACGTAGGTGATGTGTGGACCAAAGAAATGGAAGGATATTATAATGATCAAACTTGATAGTGATATGATGATGACGAAGAGTCGCTTTACTAGAATGGTAGAAGATTGGGTACGTGAGAAGCAACAACCCTATATGGATGCCGTAGTAGCGATTTGTGAGAACCACAACATGGACGTAGAAGACTGTAAGAAGTTTGTCTCACCTGTCATTAAGAACAAACTTGAGGCAGAAGCAATGTCTCTAAACTATCTACCAAGGCAGAATACTCTGCCACTATGAGTGATGAAAGTACAATAGCATCAACAAACGCGCTCCTGCCGTTTGGTACAACGTCCAGTGCGCCTGCTATTGTACTTCCTGACACTGATCTGTTTAGATCAGAACGTGGATCATTAACACGAAACTACTTCGAGAATGCAGTTGATTTAATTAATCGTGAGTATGAAGCGATAAAAAGACTTGCAATGTTGAATGAATTAGTGTATAATGCATCTTATAACTTCGTACCAAGAGTCGGTCAAATGTATCATCTATATCGAAAGCAAGACGGTTCATATATGTTGAGCATGATCGAAAACTGGACGAAGTATGAGTTTGTAGTATCGATTGAATATACTGCTGACTCAGTTTGGAAAGAAAAAGGTTGACTTTCGTAAGTTATTATGTTACTATATACAAGTACATTATGAAATACAAGTGGACAAAAGCAACACCATACTAGAAACTATACTCTGTAATAATACTAAAGGTAAATAAATATGTCATTCGCAAATCTAAAACGCAACCGTAACTCAATCTCCGATCTTGTCAGTGCCGCTGGTGCTGGTTCAGGCGGTGGTGGAGACGCAAAGAAATCCTATAAAGATGAACGCCAGTGGAAACCAACTGTTGATAAAGCAGGCAATGGTTATGCTGTACTTCGTTTTCTCCCTGCTCCTGAAACATGTGAAACTCCTTGGGTTCGCTATTGGGATCACGGGTTTAAGGGTCCTACTGGTCAATGGTTCATCGAGAAATCTTTGACTTCTATTGGTCAACAAGATCCAGTATCAGAAGCAAACAGTATCCTATGGAACACAGGTACTGATGATAACAAAGCAATTGTTCGTGATCGTAAGCGCCGTTTGCACTATGTATCAAACGTACTAGTGGTTAGTGATCCATCTAATCCTGCCAATGAAGGCAAAGTATTCATGTACACTTATGGTAAGAAAATCTTCGATAAGATCATGGATGTTATGCAACCGCAGTTCGCTGATGAGAAACCAGTTAACCCATTCGACTTCTGGGAAGGTGCAGACTTTAAACTGAAGATTCGTCAAGTTGAAGGGTATCGTAACTATGATAAGTCCGAGTTCTCTTCGCCAGCACCTCTAATGGGTGGTGATGATGATCAACTTGAGCAGTTATATGAAACTGTTTATGACTTAGGTGAGTTTGCTGATCCTGCTGCCTACAAGACATACGAAGAGTTATCTGCTCGTCTTGCTCTTGTTCTTGGTGAGCAAGCACCTCGCACTGTTGCACAGACTGTAGCATTAGATACTAAAGAAGCACCAGCGCCTGTACGTGAAGCGCCTGCTCCAGTTATGCCTAGTGCCGCTGAAGACGAAGACGACACTATGTCATACTTCGCTAAACTAGCGGCAGAATAACGTCAACTTCATAAGACGGTAGAGGATTGGGAGTAACCCGGTCGAAGATGAAACTAAGGGGACGCGAAAGCGTCCCTTTTTTTATTAGAAGGAATAAGCGGAAGAAAGATAACCGTTATTGTGAACAGGTGCAAGTGATCTACTTTCTCTTCTACTTGTACCGTTAGATACATTGTTCTGAGTTGATGTAGGAGCATTAACATTATTTACATTAGTAATATTCACTGTAGCACCTTCGCCTGCTGTTACTGTTCCTTTAGCAATCGATCCCGTAACTTCTTCTCGCATAGATGATTTGCTTAATCTATCAGCGGTACTCTTTTTGTTAGCAGTTACAATAGACTGGGTCAGAGTTTCTGGAGTCATCTCAGCAAGATTAGTTCTACCGTTCCTAGCACCACTCACTTTCTTCGCTACTGTATTACCATTTGCATCAGTATCAACTTGCATAGTCTCTACTGTAGGCGCACTGCCTGTACCGCCACTCATTACATTGTTCCACTCTTTCATGAATGCTTGAGCAGGCGAATCACCGCCAGGAGCGATTGCTAATATAGCGGCAACTGCACCACGTGCGAATCCTTCTACTACATTGAACATTGTATCAACAAGTATACCGAATGCATCAGAGAAAGAGAATGAGTCAAGTAACTTAGAGAAGTTGCCGAATCCCATCTTATTCATCAACCATGATACACCATCTTTAAGTAAGTCAAGAGGAATCAAAACAATGTTCTGAATACCTTTAATTATTCCCTTTGCTAGTCCTAGAAATTTATCAAATATATCAGCACCCTCACCAAGACTGGTCATCTCTTTAAAGATTGCCATTCCCACTTCGATTGCCGCAGTGAGAGGAAGAAATACTCTACCAAGTACTCTGAAGAACCCGAAGAACTTAGCGAATGTTGCACCGAATCCTTTAACGAATGTAACTATAGGTTGAAAGAACCCGCCAATCTTAGCAAAGACTTTGCCTATAACGCCTCCTTTACCTAAGAATGCTCCGATACGACCGAAGAAATCAGTCATTGGTTTAAAGAAGGTGCCTACTTTTGCTACTGCTTTACCAATTGCTCCTTCGGCAGAGAAGATTGCTTTAAACTTAGCACCCCATGCAATGAACTTAGCACCTAGGTCTATCTTAAAGAATTTCAAACCTGCATTCAGTGCATCACCAATACCGGCGGCAAATCCCAGAACAGCGGCAGCGACACCAGCAACAAGAAACCCTAGACCAAAGTCAAGACCCTTCACATCATCTTTTGGTTTAACACCTTCTGCTGGTGCGGCAGGAACAGGTGGGGCGATTCTCTCGCGCATCATTTCCATCTCATCCATCTTATTAGCAAACCAAAGCGTAATAAAATTATCGAGATTACGATCAACCCGTTTAAGAGTTTCGTTAGTCTGCATCTGTTCTAGTACTACGTCATCCAGTGTTTGTGCCATTACTTTCTCTCTCTTGTTTCTCTTCTTCTAAAGTTTGCATTAACAGTATCAAGTGTACCTCTCTCTCCCATGGCATCATAAACTCTAACTCTGTTAATGAATACTTGTGATACCTGGATAGCAAAAAATTAGTCTTAAAATGATTTGCTAGATTGTCGTGAGACAGGCATACTAGAAAAAACTCTGCATTCCCTCCAGTACAACATTATTATGTGTACCACATTTTTCACAGTCAAACTTAACTTCATGCTTAACTGAAGGCATATCTTTTAAATAGGATGACACCATTTCAAACTGCTGTTGTGTCATCGAATCAATAAATCCATCAATACTCTCTTTCGATTCGTCTGCCATTACGATTCGTTCTTCTTGAGTGATAAGAGTCTTCATACATTTACCAAGAACACTGAATCCTGCCTGTGCTTCATCTTCAGTGAAGTCGACCATAGCATAACTCGGATAAATCATCTCGATAGATATATCATCACTTAATTTTATGATGTTACTCTTCTTACCAACCTTACATTGAATCTCACCAATATCAACTAACTGTTCATTGTCATGGTCACACTCTTCGCAAGCAATGTTTAATGTTACAACTTCACCAACAGACTTTGATCGGATCTGAAGAAACATATATTCAATATCGAATGTTGTCAATTCATTTCGTTTAATACTGTTACCGTCAAGACACTCCATAACTGTATCAAGCACTGCATTCATTATCTGACTAAGGTCTTTCGACTCAGATGCCATTAGTAAAATCTTTTCTTCTTTGACTAAGTAAGGTCTAAACTTCACTTTCTTCTTCAACGATGGAACTGTCAACTCATATTTGGGTGTATCATTTAACGATGGTAATGCCATTATTTAACTTCCTCAATAATTTAATTTAGTGCTTTATTTATTTCTGTAATCTGCGATAGCAGACTTGATTGCGTCTTCTGCTAGGACGGAACAATGTATCTTAACAGGAGGTAATGCTAACTCTTCTGCCAGTTCTGTATTCTTGATTGTGTTTGCTTTATCCAAGGACTGACCAATGACCCATTCAGTAAGCAAACTACTAGAAGCAATAGCAGAACCACAACCATAGGTTTTAAATTTAGCATCTTCTATTATTCCTTCTTCGCTTACTCTTATCTGTAGTCTCATAACATCACCACACGCAGGAGCACCTACCATACCAGTGCCCACGTTCTTGTCATGTTCGTCCATCTTTCCCACGTTTCGGGGATTCTCGTAATGGTCTAGTAACTTCTCACTGTATGCCATATTTAATTTAGTCCTTTGAATATTTTGTTTGTTACTTTACTTGCCGCATTTGTTGATGCCGCACCAGTTGCTGTGATTCCTAACTTGCCCTTATCAGCGGATTCCATATATTCACCGCGCCATGCTTTATATGAGAACTCTACAGTGAACTGACTGATTTCGTTCTGCGATGCATCCGTAAATGTCTCGTACTGTATTGACTTGGGAAATGCACGATCTAGTAACCAATGATAGTTTGCTGAACCGCTTGTGCCCGCATCTACATCAAGATCAAGATTAAGTGAGATAGGACCAATATTAATATCTTTACTGATATTGAATAGAGGTGTAGAGTATCCCTTTTCTAGTTGATATATGTGAACTTGCTGACAGTATGTATCTGCATATCCAGCAACGTATCTTCCTTCGCCCGCATCACCAACACGTTTAATAATTCTGTCCATCCAACTCTCAAAGTATCGTCGTGTTCCCTGATCGTTCATTACTCTGAATGTCATACTGACTTCTGGATTGTTAAACCCATATGCTACTTGCTGTATATCAGCGCCGATCTCTCGTGCAACTGTACTAATCTGTCGTGATGGAAGTGTAACACTAGTACACATAAAGGACATATCTTTAGGTGACTGTCCATCTATGCGTGGTAAAAGAACGTGATACAAGTTAGGTCTTGCCGCACCTCCTTTAGCACCAAATACACTTTTAAATTCGTCTACGCTACCTGGTCTAAACATTAGATCATACCTCGTGAATCTTTATATACTTGACCCTTGTTGCCCTGGAATTGTGCAGTGGGTAAGAAAGTCGCAATCTCCCATTCAGGAGGTGGCACGTATGCCATACGACCTTCAATCTGAGATGTTAAGTAATGCTTGAAACAAGGTTTAAAGAATCTCATCTTCGCACTTCGCTGTAGCATAGAATATCTAGTCTGGAACTTTGTGGTTTCATCGAATGCTTTATTGTTTGTAACTTTCATTAACTCATCCAGAAATCTTGCTCTTAATGCAATAGGTAAGTAATGAAGATTCAAACCATAGAACCCGCCCTTTGCAGGACCAACAATGATTACTAGAGGAAACGCATCCCAGTATGGAAGTGTTGCTCTGTTCTTAGCATCATAGAAGTACATGTACATATCGCCAATGCCGGTCTTCTGCTTCGCTACATTAGGACCTCGCTGTTCTAGTTCTTCTTCGCGCATTAACGCCCGCCGATTAAGACCGCGCATATTCTGCACCTTGCGTCTAAACCAGTTCTGCGATTCTTTAGTGCGAGGAGTAATACCTGCACGAAACGCTTCTGCTTCTACTTTTTTAAATATTTCACTCATGGTTCTATTTAGTCTTTTTCCTAGAGTATGGTTTCATTTTCTTTAAAGGTTTAATACTTTTCTTTGGTTTCGCTTTCTGAGTTGACTTAGGCATAATACCCATTGCAGTCAATTCATTCTCAGTCCATATAACAAAGTCCCAACCATTATCCTTAGCATATGCTGATGCCGCTTTCCATTTGTTCTGATTCTTTATGTAAGTCAAACCTTCGTTGATGTATCTCTTTGTCTTACGAGAACCTGTAGGTGGTGATAGTTCTTTGTGTGGTTTGATCTCGACCAGAACAGTCTTGCCATTCTTGTATGTCAACTTCAAGTCCATAAAGTATCGATGATACCTCATATCAACCTCATAGAGATACGGTATTACTGTCTCTTCGCTTGACCAGTACTTAATGTCAGAGTTATCGTCTGCCCACATGAAAGCATATTTCTCCCATAGAGAACGATAAACGACCTTATTGTAATCCCCTCTGTACTTTTCGGGGTGTTTAACTTTATATCTTCCAGAATACGCCATAAATATACTTATAAATAACCT